CTGAGGAATGGTGAGAATGATTGATTACATAATCAGATATATAGACTTACCGTACACCATCAAAGGCGTAACAGTTTTAGATTCTGACGGATTTTATAATGTTTACATAAATTCTCACCTGTCGTGGGAAGAACAGAAAAAGGCAGTCAAACATGAACTGGAACATATACGTCGAGACGACTTCGATAATATATGTGCATCGCTTGAAGAAGTCGAGGCTATGTAAAATATAACAATACTAACTAAGGACGTGACATTATGGCAATAAGGTTCAGAAAAAGGGGACTGACATATGTTTATTGAATTTCGGAAAACATTG